TAGGTGCTGATGGTGATTATCTCTTAGGATTTGCAGTATTCAACCTTGGAGACACTGCACTATCACCAGTTCTTTTAGTTGATAGTCAACCTGGAACTACAACAGCAAATGGTCAAGCATTTACTCCTGTTGCTCCAAACAACCCAGATGCTCCATCTGTTGATGAGGTAGCACCAACTCCTGAACCAACTCCTGAACCTACACCAGAGCCAACTCCTGAACCTACACCAGAGCCAACTCCTGAACCTGAACCCACTCCTGAACCCACTCCTGAACCTGAACCCACTCCTGAACCAACACCAGCACCTGAACCTGAACCCACTCCTGAACCAACACCAGCACCTGAACCTGAACCCACTCCTGAACCAACACCAGCACCTGAACCTGAACCCACTCCTGAACCACAACCACCAACATTATTAAACTCTGTGACTGTTCCTGCACCAGGACTTCCAGTTGTCGTTACCACAGAAGTAACACATAAGGAATCTGAGAAGGATGGAGTTCAAAAGATTAGAAGAAACTTTGCAACTACAACTCAAACTCCTTTATTAAAGCAGGATACTTATAGTGATGGAACAGTTATAGCATCATTACTTCTTTCTGTTGATACTGAAAATACTCACGATGTTCTTTCTGGTCGTATAGATCAACATGAAGTTTTAGATAAGATTGGTGGTGGATTACAAAATCTCTTTATTCACGAACCATCTAAACCAGATAATGATATAGTAAGAGTATTCAGTAACAACTATTATGCTTGGTCTTCTGGTGATTATGGATATAATGGTAAGACTTTAATTATTGGTGGTGGATTAGAGATTGATATTAAACCAACCTGGACTATTGGTGGTCAGTATAATAATGTGAATATTGATTTGGGTGGTGTTGATAGTACTTCTAAACTTCTCAAGAGTCATTATGGAATATTCAATATGTTCCGTGGTAATACATTCTCACTCTTAACAAATGCTGGATATTCTCAGAACAAATATGATGTTAAGAGAACTGTTCAAGGTATTTTTGGAAATGAAAGTTCAACAGAAGGAAAAGAGTGGTTTGTAAATAACAGACTATTCTGGCACCTTAATAAGAATATAACTCCATTTGTTGGTTACACTGTTGGTAACTACCAGAGAGATGGATTTACTGAGAAAGGTTCAGTTCAATCTAGAAGAACTGTTGATGCTATAAACAAAACTTCACATTCGGGTGAGGTTGGTCTAAATATTTCACACCGTTTTGGTGGAAAGAAAAAGGATTTATTTGGAGTAACTGTTGGTGGTTCTTATGAGACCAGTGGATTGATTGAGGCATCTGCTTCTGTTGATTATAAGGAAATGGTAATTATTGAGGGAATACATCAAATCAATGATGGTGTTTCTAATACAGCAGTTTCTGCAAAACTTAAATTTAAGTTCTAAAATCCTAAATAACAAAGACATCCTCATAAGGACTGATGGATAATCCAAATAAAAGAGAAAAGGGTATGAGTACTGTTATTCGTATTGCTATTTTGGGTTGGTCCGCTGCTCTTCTTACCGCTAGTTATGCTGGGGCTCTATCTAAGATGGACCCCACTTTTATTGCTACTGTATTCACCGCATCTGCTGCTACTTTCGGTATTAACACAATGAAGAAGGGTGGTGATGAAGATGAAAAGAAAGAAGAACCACGTAGAGAAGTAGTAGTAGAACCTACTCCAGAACCACCAGCACCTGTAGTTGCTGCTGCAGAACCAACTCTTGAAGAGAGAGTTGAAGTATTAGAAGGTCAAGTACAACCTCGTACAGGTGGAGCATAATGTCAAAATCAGCAAATAAAGGTAAGAAAGGTTCGGCAGGTTCTGCTAATAATAAAAAGCAGAACTCTGGCAATGCGAACGCTAAAAAGGCAAAGAATGGTGGAAAGAAAAAATGATTGAATTTGTGACTTTGACTATTGTTGGGCATGTATTAATTGGACCTAATTTATGCCAAACTGATTTTTTAAGTGATAGACAAATTTACACATTTACATACCAATGCCAAGAGAATGGAACACTCCTAAAAGAGAGTGTTGGAATGCTCCCATCCACAAAATACTACAAGCTATAGACAATCACACCCGTCTTTTTATGGAGACGGGTGATTTTTGGCATGAAGAACAGGCCCAGATCTTGAGAAAGTATGTGAAAGATTTGAAAGTCTGGATTCATAAAGAAGAAGGTTGGTGGAACGAATGAAAAAGTTATTCACCTCAATTGGTTTAGTTTTATCTTTAGCATTTCCTGCTATAGCATCATCATTAGAACCAAAACAACCAACAGTAAGACCTTATAGTGCAGAGGCAATGGGTTGTATGATCCTCCTAGAATGCACTGAGGGTATAGAAAAACTCACGGTAGATTCTGAACTATTAAAGGATCCTGACTTCGATCCATTCAGAGAAGAACTAAAAAGAATTATTACTGCTCTTGATGGTGTAAATGTTCCAGTATACGTTGCACCAGAAAGATATTTTACTCCAAGAACAGTTGGATTATATAAACCAAACTACAATCGTTTCTTTGTGAATGAAACTCTTCTCAAAGATCCTAGAGAGTTTCTGGGAACAATGAGACATGAAGGATGGCATACTGTTCAAGATTGTATGGGTGGAGGATTGCAAACATCTTTTATGGCACAAGTGCATCAAGATAGTGAAATACCTGCTTGGGTAATGAAGCAAACTAGATTAACTTATGAATCAATGATGCAAAGTCGTGCAATTCCTTGGGAAGCAGATGCGAACTGGGCAGAAGAGCAATCTAATGTAACTGCTGAGAAGTTAGAAATGTGTGCTAAAGGACCACTATGGGAACAAATTCGTCCCACACCAATGACTATGGATTGGTTAATTGGTTGTGGATGGATGAAACCACAAGAGGGTAAGTATCCTTATTATCCAAATAAAAAAGTAGAGTATTGTACAGAGGGTAAGTATTGATGGAATTTCCTTGGGGAGTTATAACAATATTGGGTTGTGGTCTTATCTTTACTGCATATGTAATTTACTACATATTACGATTAGCACACGAGGAAATGAAAAATGAAGAACCTGGCAATCATTCTATCAACAACAAGTCTTCTCATTAGTGGAGCACTTTGCTATGGTGCATATGTGACTTATAAGAAAGCAGAAGCAATTCTTAATAATCCAGAAGAATTTGTTGGCAAGGTTGTAGAAAACCAAGTCAATAAAGCATTCGAAAAATTACCTATCCCCAAACTAAATACTGAGAAGTTCAAATTACCATTCTAATGGATAAAGATCCGTACATTTATAGAATCAAGTCTGTTCTTAAAATTGTAGATGGTGACACTATTGACGCTGCTATTGATCTTGGTTTTGATATCTCCCTTACTAAGCGAATTCGTCTTGCTGGTGTCGATACCCCAGAGAGCAGAACAACTGACGCGAATGAAAAGAAACTTGGTCTTGAAGTTAAAGAATGGCTTAAGAAAAAATTAGAAGGTCAAACTGACGTTATTGTTAAAACAGAACTCCCAGATTCGACCGAAAAGTACGGAAGAATTCTGGGATATTTGTTTATTGGCGATAAAGAAGTATCTGCAGTCAATAAAAAGAAATCTGTGAATCAACAAATGATTGACGAAGGATATGCCTGGGAATATGATGGTGGAACCAAGAAAAAAGACTTTGCTTTACTAGAATCAAAAAGACAAGCGAGCAGATAATTTCTTAGCAATCTTTTTAGGAGGGGCATAGAGAGACTTAAATCTTTCTTGCCCTTCTTTTGTGAACTTATCTTTTACTGGTTCATCAATAATCACTTTATTTTCAATTTCATATAAAGTATTCTTCTCAATTTCGTCACGAATATATTGTTCTACATTATCTGTTTGTGCAACAAGCCTTGTTCCTTCGGCAGAGTATTCGAATATGTCGATATGACCTTCTTCTGCCATTACATAATGAAGAACAGGTTTGACTTGTTTGATTTTAATTTTAAATTTATTTTTTGTTGCTTCCTTGATGAATGGTTCGGCTGCATTTTTCAGTATATTTAATACTGCTGTTGATGCCATTGTCGCAGCAGTTGTGACTACTGCGACAGCACCAGCCGTAGCAACAAGAGAAGGGTCAGGTAAATTAATATCGATTCCACCGACAGTAAAAGTAGATTGAGGTTTATTTGCGGGAACTTCTGCAACTGGAGTAGGTGCAGAAGTTTGAGTAGGGGGGGTTTGGGAAACCTGAGGCAGTTGAGGTGGGGGGGTAGTATCCGGCAACCCCCTTGTTTTTTCTTGTTTTTCTGCTTCCTGCTTTTGACGTTCTGCATTTACTGCAGCATCAAACTCTGCTTGAGTTGGGACATTAATAACTGGATACTTAATTGTAGTATTTGGAACATCTACAACAGGAACTTCTAATCCACGAACAACAGGTGCCTCTACACCACGAACATTTGGTTTATCTATAGTTGAAATTACAGACGGACCAGATATTCGATTTATGTTCGCACTTGGTATGTTAATCGGATTATTTCCGATTATTGGTCTTAGATTTGGATTATCAATTAATTGTATTGGTTCCATTGACCACATCCTCAACTCTTGGGTATTTCACAACAACATCTGCACAAACTTTAAAGTAAGGACTATCGGGATGGAACATAACTCCATTTTTATATGCTTCACCGCATTTTAATAATCTCACAAGTTCAAAATCTAATCTTGCTTTATCAGTCTCTGCTTGCTGCCTAGCAATTTCAGTTTCTGCTCTTTTTCTGCATAAGTTCATTAGATTTCTATCTAATGGGATATTAAATCCAGCAGAAAGTCCCCAGTTCCCATTGCTAGATGCAAAAGATTCTGGGTCTTCACTAGCATTATTGCTACTCATAGCAAATGGCGAAAATGAGAATGTTGCTCCTTGGCAACTTACGCCACCACCATAAGTATTAAGTGCATATGGTCCCTGAAGAACTTGAACAGCTTGGTTAGTTACATTTCCTGTAGCACTTGCACTTGGTCCAGCAATGTTTGTATTACTAGGTGCAGGAGTGCTTTGAGCAAATGCTGTTCCTCCCGATATTACTGCGTAAAGACAGATACTGATGTAGTGGTTGATTCTGTTTCTGTGGTGCGATCTATCCATGTTTCTTTTGCCACTCCAGGTCCGAGATAGGTTTCGCTGAACTGGAATGGAGCACCAGGAGTCATGATTGAATAACCTGCACCTCTTTGTGGGACGCCAGGAATG